CGCGGCGATTGTCCCCGATGCGCTGTTCGCGGCGTTCAATGACAACGCTCGCGAGATCGAAACTGATGACCTGATCGACGCCGCCCGTACGGTGGTGCCGCTCAGCAAGACCGCAGCCGAGAAGATCGCGAAGCTGCGCGAGTGGGCATCCGGCCGGGCGCGTCCCGCATCGGCTGCCGAAGTCGTGAAGCTGGCCGCGAAGGCCCGCGCGCTCGACATCTAGCCTACCCGGCGGCGTCGCATTGTGCGGCGTCGCCTTTTTTATTCAACGCTCAAAGGAGCATCTCACCATGTCTAACATCCAAACCCTTCGTCCCGGCCTGCTCGTGTCGCTGAAGACCAGCGTGCGCGGCAACGTACGGTACGCCAAGCGTGACCTTGCCAAAGAGACCACCGTTGACGGTATGGCTGTCGCCGAATGGGAGACGAAAAGAACCATCGCCGATCCGGAAGAATTCAAGCGAGCCGGTGAGGCGCGTGGCAAGGCGCGCTCGATCATCTCTAGCGTGTGCGTCGGATCGAACTTCGGGCTTCTCTGCCCGGAGAGCGATGAGGCCTTGCTGACCAAGGCGATCAAGGATGCGCGCGTTGTTATCGATGCGTTCAACGCCACGGCCACGCTGACTCACGTCAGCGTCTACGCGATGGTCGGTCGCGTTGCTTCGGACGATGTCGAAGCGGTGCGCTCAATCAACTCGGAGGTGTCTGACCTGCTTCGCCAGATGCAGGACGGCCTGAAGAACCTCGACGTCAAGTCGATCCGTGAGGCCGCAAACAAGGCCAAGGCGGTCGGCCAGATGCTGAGCCCGGACGCTGCGGTGCGTGTGCAAATGGCTGTGGATGCGGCACGCAACGCCGCACGTCAGATGACCAAAGCTGGCGAGCAAGCGGCACAAGAGGTCGACCTCCGGGCGATCAGACTGGTGACCGACATGCGAACCGCCTTCCTCGATCTCGATGAGGCGAAGGAAGTGGCCGCGCCGATGGTCGAGGGCCGCGCTCTCGATCTGACGCCAGCGCACGAGGTCGAAGCGGTGAAGGTCCAGCGACCTATGCTGGAATTCTAAAACACCTGCCGGGCGGCGATGAGCCGCCCGGTTTCATCTCCCCACGTAGCACACGAAAGGAGCACGCCATGCCGTGCGATACCCGCTTGAAACCCAAGCAAACGATTCAACAGCGCGTCGCCGAAGTGAAGGGCGTCGTTGCTAAGCTTGATGCCCTGCTTCGTGCAGGCAAAGCCAAAGTCGTGGTCGACAAAAAAACTGGCAGCGTCGCGCTCGACGGTGTCAGCGATGAAGACCGCGACGGCGTCACCGATGCATGCGCTTATCGAAGACTGATGAGCACCGGCTCAGTGTTGGCGAAAGCCGCCATCGCGCGCGCCGAGCAACTCGCCGGTCGCGCCATCAATAAGCAAGCGGTGGCCCACGGCCATCACTCGCACGACGGCGGCAAGACTTGGCACCACGGCCACTAATGAGAAACGGCCGGACGAAAGTCCGGCCGCTCCCTGAAGCCTTGCCATGCCATGCCGCACAACGCCGGAACTCACCGCGCCCTGCCGCACCAAGCACAACCGCGCCATGCCAAGCCCTACCCCTACCACAACCGCTCAAAGGAGCAACGACCATGAAGATTTTCTTAATCCTCGCCGCGTTAATTCTATCTCCCCACGTAGCCGATGCGCACCCCGACAAGACTTGTCATGCGCACGGCACGCACCATCACTGCAAGTGATCACTGAAGGCGGCGCAGTCAGAGCGCGCCGCCCCACAGTGCTCATTCCGGAGCACACAAAGGAGCAAGAGCAATGACCAATATTCGACTCCACCCTGAGCTTGCGCGCATCATCGCGCGGGCGATCAATGATCGTGCGGTCGCGACCGACACGATCAATTTGCTGCTCTACAGCCGGAGGCCCTTCAACGAAGAGGCCTATAATTTCTGGCGCGATCAGCACAAGCAAGCGACCGCGATCCTCGCCGATCTCGGCATCAACCTGCACACCTTCGACAAAGATGTCCGGGAGGCATTCAAATGAGACGGTACATCATGGTCGCCGGTGGCTTTGCCAACGGCGCACCGTGCCCGCACGAAGGCGAGTACCTCGAAAGCTTCGACCACGATGCAGACGGCGGGCGAGGCTTCGCCACCTTCACTAGCAACCCGTTCGAGGCCAAGCGCTTTCCATCGCGGCTTGCCGCGCTGAACTTCTGGCGCAAACAGTCAACCGTGAGGCCGACGCGACCGGACGGTGAACCCAACCGCCCGCTCACCTGTCTCACGGTCGAGATCGAGCCGCTATGACAAACCATTGTGGAAGCTGCACCGCGTGCTGCCGCGTGTTCGATATCGCGGAGCTTAAGAAGCCTGCGGGCAAATGGTGTGATCACTGCGCCATCGGCAACGGCTGCACGATCTATGACGTGCGGCCGAAGGCCTGTGTGGAATTCGAGTGCCTTTGGCTCTTGAGTCAGAAGCGCGAGAACCCACGCGAGCGGCTCCCGCTCGTGCTGCGTCCCGACAAAAGCAAGGTCGTGTTCGCGCCCTCGACCAACGAGAGCGTGATTGCGGCCCTCACCATGCCGGGAGCACCGCTGGCTTGGGAGCGGCCCGACGTGCGCGGGCTGATTGACGCGCTCGTCAAAGGCCCCGGCGATTTCTCTGTCGTTGCCGGTGCGCCGGGAGCGCTCGACCGCACCGTCATCAACCGCGATGGCACACACCCGGTGCGCATGACGCCGCCCGATGAGAACGGAATGCAATTCAATATCCCCGACACAAAAGGAGCACCACCATGACTGAAAAACCCGAGCCGCTGTTATGGCTCAACGACGCGCACGGCATCCACATCCCCAAGCTATTCGCCGAGTCGTTCGGTGACGATCTGCGGATGAAGGCTGTGGCGAACGTCAGCGACGAAGACTGGGCCATCCTCCAAGCCGGTCCCGATCACGAACACTACTGGGACGCATGGGCTGAGGTCGAACAGAAGGCGCGCGTCACGATGCCGGACGGCATCGAGTACAGCGTCTACCAAGATGGCGATTGCTGGCTCATCCCCGTGGGGATGGAGTGGTCCGACGAGTCCGATTGGTTCGTCTGGCCGTGAGCATCATCGTCTCTGTCCCGCGCGCCATGCTGGAGCGAAAGCCACGGCATGGTGACCCCTGCAACCGCTGTGGTCTGTGCTGCTACGCATCGCTGTGCGACGTGGCGCGCGTGATCCACGGCAACCGTGCGGGACCCTGCCCGGAGCTACAGTGGGATGCCGATGGCTCCCGCTGCGGCTTGATCGAGCGCAGCACCGGCGAGGCTCGCGAAGACGCCAAGCTGCTCATCAACTCGGGCAACGGTTGCGACATGATCCTGCGCGGCGAGCAACGCAACCACCGCTACGTCGCGCAGCGTGACGCTGCCGACATCAAGAACGGCGAGCGGCTCACTGCCGCCCGCAGACGTTTCGGACTCAAACCAAAGGAGCAACGACAATGAACGACCCGACCGAGCCGATGCGGCGCGAGATGCTGGAGAGCGGTGAGACCTACCGTGATCTGGCGCGCGCCGATCAACGCTGGACGACTGCCGAGTTGTCCCAAGACTTCACCGTGCATTCTTTCCTCGCGCCGTTCGTGTTCGTCACCCGCAAGGCTGACGGCGCGCGCGGAACGATGGAGTTTACGCACAGCCCACGGTTCTACTTCAACTTCGTAAAGGACCGCTTCCCGCCTGCCATCTGACAAAGGAGCAACATCAGATGCTGAGACGAACTCACAACCCTCTTCAACAGGTCATCTATCCACCGCGCGGGCCAGCCGCTCGCACGTGGTTTTTTATGCACAACGGACGGCACGCGCTCACGCCCGTGCAGTACAACACCTTGATCGCCGACTTCACCACCATGGTGATCGCCAACCACAAGGAAGTCACCGTCCCCGGCTGGGAGGCTGGCAGCAACTGGTCCGCCCTGCCGTGGGATATCATTTGGCGACAGCCAGCACGCAAAAACTGGAACCGCGCTCGCTTGATGTACGGCTTGATGGCGCAAGACGCTTTCATCCAGCACCCGGATTGGTGGTGGACCGGCAGCACCGTCTATGCAGGCCGCGACGTTCCTAACGCCTATTACTTCAAGGACAACGGCGTTGGTCCCAACATCTATGACAACCTCGCGATCATAAGGGAGCAACACGAATGAAACCGCGAGTCCCCACACGCTCGATCAGCAAGGCAGAGCTTGCCGTGATCGATGCCATCGTCCATCGCGCGCGCGTTCACTTCCCGGATCGGGAAGAGCGCGACGTGAAGATGGATATGTTGGCGGCGCATCTCTCCGCGCCGCTGCGCCTCAACGACCTGCTTGATGCGCCCGACGATCACTTCATCCACGACATCGTCGGTATCGAGCGGCATCTTGATCGCCAGCTATTCTATCTGCGCAACAGTTTCCGCCCTCGCTACGCGGCGGTGCAGTGATGAGAAACCAACTGATCTCCGCACTGTTGCGCAAGCTGGACTGGGAGCAACTGCGTCCGAAGCAACCGACCGTGATCGACAACGACGAGGGCGAGATCACGGTCGAGCTAAACGGCGTCGAGCTTCGCGGCTGGAGCTACGAGAACGACGTCCAGCGCAGAACGAAAATGCTCTGCGCGCGCGAGTACGTCGAAGGCTGGTGCGATGCATCCGAGAAAATATTTTCGGGCCTCGACAACCTCGATGAAGTGGGCACTTCTCGCAACATCGTACGCGGATAGCGCTCCACTTATCCCTGAGCCATCGATGTCAAGCCTGAGCAAAACGCGATGCGAGTCCTTGCAACACGCGGACTTCTTGCATGCAACTCAAGCTGACTCGTGAAAACCGAGAAGTGCGTTTGCTATAAAGAACCCGCGCTCGGGGATGAACCGAGCGCGGGACCACACAACCTGAAACGCAACAGAAGGATGACTACCATGGCCAAGAGGCCGAAGACCATCGCTGACGTCGAGAAGAAGATCGCGCAATGGCAAACCCGATTCCGGCGCGCGATGAATGCCATCAGCAAGCTGAGCGCGCAGCACAAGCGCATGGTGAAGGCCGCGCAGCAAGCGGCTCAGCCGCCGGTCACGATGATCGCTATCGCTGCACCGCAGCAAGCCGAGACCGACCACCTCCCCGAGCGCGAGTTCGAGAAGCTGGCCAAGGCCAAGGCGCTACGTGGCGAAATGCAGCGAAAGAAACCTGTGCGGACCAAGCGCGCCACCTTGAGCGCGCCGCCCGCATCGGCATGATGCAACTCGGCTGAATTGAACATCCAGCCACCCCTAACCTCCGCCCGGCAGCGCCCCACGCTGTCGGGCTTTTTTTGCGCAAAGGAGCAACGACAAATGTCTATGCGATCTCACTTCGAGCTATGCCGTCAGGCGTTCGGCCCCAACGTCTACAACGACTTTCTGTTGGCGCACGGTCGCGAGTATCCCGTTGGCCCCAACACGTTCGCCGGGCCGCGCGGGCAACAGCACGGCTGTTTCCTCAACGCCACGCACCTCGCGTGCATGGACTCCTCGATGACCTACTGCGAAGGCAAGGTTTCATGCATCGGCGTGCCCCTCGATCATGCGTGGTGCGTCGACCGCAACGGTGTCGTGGTCGACCCGACGCTTAACGGCAAGATGCTCGATGGCAACGAGCGCAGCGCCGAGTACTTCGGCGTGCCGTTCACGACCGCGTACATCCTGCGCGCCAGCAAGTTCAACAAGGTCTATGGCGTGCTCGATTTCTTCTACGCGCGCCTCACCGCGCCGAAGCTGTTCGAACTCGGCCTTGAAGCCGGGCAACAGTGGCTCATGGATCAGCCGATCCCGAAACGCACACGCAAGAAGAAGGAGGCCGCGTGATGCACACCTACGTCAAGAACGAAGACGGCACCTACACGGTCGGCGTCTATCTACGCGACACTGATTACGGCTCGACCTTCTCACGAATGTTCGATGTCGCAGACTTCATCACCGCGTGCCGCGCGGTCGGAATGTTGAACGGCGGCGGCCAGCCGTTCTGGAATGAGATCAACATCACAAAGGAGCATTGATATGCGAACCCTCACCATCACGCTGCTTGTTCTGTCGTGCGCCACCGCGCACGCGCAGAGCACCACCTTCAAGAACGCGAACGGTCAGATCACTGGCCGGTCGGTCACCAACAACGCAGGCACGCAGTTCTATGATGCGAGCGGTCGCAACACCGGGCGCAGCACCACGAACAACGCGGGCACAACTTTTTATGACGCATCCGGTCGGCAGACCGGCAGCGCACGGAGGCGATAATGACTGACGAAGAAAAACATGAGCGCATGATAACCGATCTCGCCAAGACTGCGGTTGATCGCGCCCGCAAGAGCGTCACCCTCGTCACGCAGCTACTCGATGGCGATGATGACGACACCGACATCGCGTTCGTGCTGACGTCGGTCGCTGCCGATATGATCAACGGCTCCGCCTATCACCTCTGGCAGAGCGAAGAAGATATGACTGAGGCCCAAGCGCTTGGCCACGTGCTGAAGGGGCTCTTCGTCGTTCTTGGCTTTGAAAACGTGAGGGACGCCATAAACGCGGTGCCGCCGGGGAGGAAATCATGTGGCGGCTCCTAGCCTCTGTCCTCGTCGTCTCCGACACCGGCGGCGTCTCGATGACTCTCACTCACACCGACTGGCCCACCGAAGTGGTCTGCAAGGAGATGATCGAAACCATGTACCGCGCACCGGAGTCAGCGGTGATCGGCGGTCATAAGCTCGCGATCAAAACCACCGCATCGTGCGTGCCGGTCGGCGGATCGTATGCTGCACCGCGCGTCGAGATCGTGCCGCCCGGCATCAGCTTCGGTTGGGGCGGCGTCGAATCCATTCCTCGTAGAGGAGGTTACTATGACCGGCGCTGAATATCTTGCGGTCCTTGATCGCTTCGACCTCACGCACATCGAGGCCGCTGCCTTTCTCGGAGTCAACGAGAAGACATCGAGGCGGTGGGGCTTGGATGAACACGCGATCCCCGCCAGCGTCGAGATGCTGTTGCTCGTGATGGTCAGCTACGGCTTCACGCCTGAGAGCGTCACGGCCTTGGTACTGGAAAAACGTCAGGCCGCTTGAGTCGCGAAGGGGCGGCAGTGGTGTGACCCACGCGCCGCCCCTCCGGTTCCTGCGGCGAGCGAGCTTCGGTCAAAGGAGCAAACTCCGAGCGAGGCTTCTAGCCGCGAAGACGCTGAACCTAACCACGATCAGGATTATCCTCAAGCCCTTGATCCCGCAGACGCTCAAGTGTCGCAAGCACGGCAACCATGCGCACGGTGCGGGCCTCCGCATCGGAAGGATGCAACCGTTCCGCCGCGATCTCTTTCTGATAGACCTTTTGCCGCATTCCGATCTCGCGCTTCACCTCCGCGATCTGATCGGCCAGCGTGATGTCATCGATCCTCATTGCGCCCTCATCCTGCATCCCAGCTTGACCGAACGTGGATCGTCGGGGCGACCGGCGGTGCTGATCGCAACGCGCAGGCCGCATTTCTCACACTCGATGCTGTAGTAACCGATGCGCTTCGCTGGATAAGGCAGCATGACATCGCACACCGGCCACCCGCCGCGCGACATGTCGAGGTCCATGCCGTCCGGATATTTCGGATTCGGCCGGTTCTGCGGCTCGTGCCCGGAGTCGTGCCATTCAATGTTGTGCATTAGCCGCCTCCCGCAGCGCATGCAGCTTCTGTCGCTCGCGCTCCAATTGCTCCTCAGCATAACGCGCCAGCTTCATCAGCGAGTTCGCCTCCGCCTCATACTTCGCGAACTCGCTTTGCGCCTCACCCGCGCGACGGCTCAACGTGGTGTGAACATCGTGCAGACCCTTCACGATGTCGGCCTGCGCCTTGATCGGATCAAACGCGCTCATGGTCACGCACCTCTGGACGTTTCACGTACGCGATGAAGCGTGACTTGATGTAGTTGACCGTCTCAGGACGAACCCACTGCGCTGGCACGACGTTCCTGATGTATGGATGATTCGGCCATACGCCGGTCTTCTCTTTGTACTTCATGGAGGCCCAGCCCGGCTTATATCCCTGCCGCGCGCAATAGTATTTTAACTCGGCGTAAAACTCCGCCTTCTCTTCCATCGTCTCGACGCGCAGCGGATCGGGCGGGGGCTTCGGCTTACCCTTTAGCTCGCGCGTCATCTCGGCAAGCTCGCCAGCCTCCGGCCTGATCTTGCTCACCACCACCGCGACGAACCCGCATGACGGACACTTCGCTGTCGCTGGCGGCTTGAGGTACGCGCACTGCGGACATTCCTTCGGAAGCCTGATGCCTTCGGTGCGGTTGTCATGCGTCGGCGTCTTGGCGTGATGCAGTCCGGTGTAGCTCTCATCGATGCTGGTGACGAAGCCGAGCCGGAGGTGGTTGTCGCTATGATCGAGGATCAAACAGTCCTGCTTGCCCGGCGCGGTGCGCAGGCCACGCCCCACGATCTGCACGAACAGCATGTCGCTCTTCGTCGGACGGCACATCGAAATGCACCGAACGTCCCAGTCGATGCCAACCGTGAGCGTGCCGACGTTGCACACGACCTTGTAGGTGCCGTCATGGAAGCCAGCCTTGATCGAGCGGCGGCCCGGAATGCGCCTGCCGGTTTCCTTCTCGATGCGATCAGCGTCCGGTGTGTAGGCGTCCTGATAAGCGCAGCGGACTCCCGCCGCCTCGAACTTGTCCGCTAGCGCCTTGGCATGCGCACGATCCACCGCATAGCAGAGGGTCGGCCTGTTCTCTCCGAGCTTGATCCACGTCTCAACGGCGTCGCCAACGAGCTTGCCTTGCTGCATCGCCTCCGAAAGCTCACCTTCATGATAGTCCCCGGCCACCGTGCGAACGCCAGACAGGTCCGGATGAGACGGGGCAAAAACCCGGAATGGCGCGAGGTGACCAGCATCTATCATCTGCCCCGTTGTGCTCGCTTTATAAAAATGCGTGTACCAATTGCCGAGATGTTTTGTCCAAGGTGTTGCCGAAAGTCCGATGATCGGCACCTCCGCGAACTCTGGCATCTTGTCCCGATGCATAAGCTTTTCGTAGAATTTGAACCAGCGATGGCATTCATCGATCAGGATGATGTCGGCCTCCGGCACCTTCCTCTTCATGAGCGTCTGCACCGACGCAACTTGAATAGGAAGGTCCCAATTCGTCATGTGATGCGATGCTTGGATCACACCAACTTCGGTAATGCCGTGCGATGCAAACATCTCGACGGTTTGATCAACCAACGAGATCGTCGGCACCGTGAATAATATTTTCTTGTCCTTACTGCGCGCGCTCTCGACCAACGCACAGGTTAGAACCGTCTTGCCCCAGCCGGTCGGTGCCTGCATGCAAATGCGGAATTGCTTTTCCGACACCGCTTGGCGCAGCGCGTCGAGAGCTTCGCTCTGATCATCACGGAGCATTGTTGCCCTGCTCCTTTGTCGCCAATGCATCCATCACATTCTGCAACAGCCTGCGCGCATAAATCAGCTTCTCCTCCAGCATTAGCGCGCGCTGGTGCCAGTACTCCCAAGCGTCTCCCTCCTCTTCCTCGCGTGTGATCGGCACGCCTGCATTTTCGTCGGTCATAGTGTTTGCTCCTTTTCACGTCGCGGCGGATCGCCGCCGAATTCCACGTAGTCGATAGCCTCCTCAGCGGTCTTAAAACCGCTCTTCTCTCCGATCTTTGCGCCGTCCATCTGCACGGTCCAACGCCACTGATCGCGCACGGTCTTGAACGGACGCACGCGATAGCGGATGCGACCGTCAACAGCGGCCCAACCGTTACCCTCCTCCTCCCACTCCAGTGCCTGCATCTTTTGGCTCCGTGATGCTCGCTATCGCCACCGCGCCGACCGTCCCCGGCAACGGCTCGATCAGCCAGAGCACGCCCATGTCGTGCGCCCAGCGCACAGCCATGTCCGGCCCGATCATGTCGAACTTCAGCGCGGTGCCGATGGAGAGAAGCTCGTTGTCCATCAGCTTGCAGCGCAAGCTCGCAACGCGGAGCCGGTCGAGAAGAAATTCTTTGTGGGACCCAATGGGATCATCGGTCATCGCTTCGCCTCGCGCATCGCACGCTTGCGCTTGCTGACCATCGCTTTGTGCTTCTCACGCATCCAGCCACGACGTCGCATGTCCCACTCCGGACGACATCGCTCGCACAGCACCGACCAGCCGACCTTCGAGGTATCAACCTCGTGTGTCTCTCCGCACTTCGTGCAGATCGCCATCATCACCGTTTGCCCCTTTGGTAGAAAAATTCACCCGGCTCCATTTTTTCGCGACATCGCTCTGGTGCCACAAGCTCAGTCTGAGTCTTCCTAAAGAAAGGAAGTGAAGAGGACTCCCGAGAAAGAAAGTGGAAGAAAGCAAGAAAGTGCAGCAAGCTCAGAAGGAAGTAAGTAAGCGGAGTACGCGGCAGGCAGGCCACGGCCCAGCCTTCGGCGTTCGCCGGGGGAGGCCCTCCCGGCGTTCGCTTTGTACGTTGCCGAACACGCGCAGGCCTCACGCGTGGCAGCGTTTTTTCGGAACCGTTGATCTGGGTGGGGGCTTGATGACCGCGCGCTTATGGAACATATTGCGCGCAAGTAACCACGCCCGCGCTCATCTCGCGGTTTGGTTCGGGGGCGGGCTTAGCAAGAGCCTGCCCCCCTCGTTTTCAGGGTGCCGCTGACTCTGCGGCGATGTCAAATCTCTCCCCTCAAATCACGCCGAAAAAATTAACGGGGACAACCTCACCCCAACATCTTGTGGCTTGGGGCACCCCGAACGCTATTCGTAGAATCTCATCTCCCACGTGGGGCTATATATCGGATACGTGGGAAGACGAATCAGCGGAACCTGCGAATCACCTGTACGTTGACCCTCGCGATAGACGGGGCCGGTCGTAACTTCCTCGTGCCCCCCAGCATACGCGGCTGGTCCCGTCAGCGCCGTGTGGCGAAGCCTCTCGGCTTCCTGATGCGCCATGCCGTCAGGTACGCGATGTTGCCGTTCGAGTTGAGTACGGCCTTCCTGCCGCATCGCTCGATCCAGCCTTTGTCCTCAAGCGGGGCGAGCCGGGGCGAAACGCTCCACGAAACCGAGTCACCCGGTTTTCCCAACTCGTTGTGCAGGTAGCGAGAGATGCACAAGCTCGTCATGGGCACACCGGTCGCGCGTAGGACGCTGTAGACCATTTGTTCGCTGTTGGTGCGGTTGATCTTGGCAGCGGCAAGGTGCGACGTCTCCGGATCGGTGTCGCGCGCGTAGGCTTCCGTCTCGGGATCATCGAGGTCATCGATCATGGTATGCTCCTTTATTAGAGCGGAGGCCCGGCATGAAGAATGCGGTCTTCAAAGATGCTCTGGCCGGGCCTCCTGACCGTCTTGCGACGGTGTTCATCGAAACAGTGGTGTCGAATACGCGGCGACCTTCGGATTGAGCCACGCACATTGGAAATCCCATAGCGCGCACGCATCGGACTCGTCGGTCGTCTGCACATCCCAACCAAGCATGCGGCATTGATCAAAGGTTTTCTGTTTCGCCATCGCGGATTTTAAGTTCGCGCCGATGAAATGCACGCGCACATCAGCTACGCGCGCCTCGCGCAATTCGATGCGCTCGTAAGCCCACTCTTCCAAATGCTCGGTGAGACCGACCAGAAGCTTGATCGTTTCAATATTCGTCTTGCCTGCCATGATGCTCGGCACCGCCGGACTCTCGAACACGATCATGTCGGGAGATGTCGCCCACTTCGCATTCAGCCAGCGCCGGAATTCTCGATAGATCAGCGCACGCGATGATCCCGGCTTGGCGAAGCGCAGGTGCCCAAATTTCGGGATCGAACCGGGTGCGCCGTAGCACCAGCCCGTCGTCGTGGCCAGATCGAGCGCGAGCACACGACCTTCAAACATGCTCAGGACTGCGCGCGATAAGGTCCGTCCACGGCAATAGATATTTCTGTTGGACGAACCACGCCGGGGGACGCCCGCCATACGTCTGTATCCACTCTTCTCGCTGCGCATCACGCGCGAGTATGTAGCCACGAATGATGAAGCGAGGTGCCTTGCCGGTCATTAGGATGAAGTAGTTGTCAGGGTTGTCACCCCTGTAAGTCTCCGTCTTCGGGCGGATGTAGAGATCGTAGCTGTGACGCGAGCGGGTCCGGACCTGAAGATTTTTTCCGATGTCAGGTGCGCTGAATGTGTTCACGCTTGGCGACCAGAACCGGTTGAGAAGCTTTGCGGCCCCTATCTCGCCACAGGCACCTTCGATGTGGATATTCCACGGATCGTCGCCCTTCTCCTCATCGAAACCATTTGCTGGCTCAAGGCCAGCCGCCATGGCTGCAATGTTGCGCATGATCCCGCAGTGCGCGCCCATCGCCACTTCGCGCATGGTCAGGATGACTTCGCTCATCGTCCCCTCCCGCTGCGCCGTGCCTTGATGTTCGTCTTGATCTTCTCGACCTTGCCGCGCACCTTCTCCTTGATCTTCCCTTTGATCTTCTCGCGGCGCGGCCCGACGTTCTCCTCACGCATGCGCCGCAACTCCGCCTCGCGCGGCCCTATCTTTTTCTCGCTCATAGCTCGTGGCTCCTTTGTGTGATGTTTTCCGGTTTATGGTCATTGCAGAACCATGCACCGAGTTGCTGCTTCAACACGCTCACGCCGACGCCGTGCGCGCCCCACTTGCCGCAATGACAATAGTGAAGAAGCCGCCCCTGCGTGTCATAGCCGACAAAGCCCGCAAGCAGGAGGTCGATACCGATCAGGTCGCTCTTCTCGATGAACCATGTGCCCTTCGAGAGTTTGCCGTCGTCGCTGATTCCATCGGCGATCTTCTTGCGCTCGAAAAAATCAACCTTGCTAATGTAGCCCTCGATCCAGCATTGCGACCAGTCGCCGTCGTCAATCGACACGCCAACCAAATAATCAAATCGCTTGCGCTCATAGAGATCGTTCAACTGGCGAGACCAGATCAGCCAGCGCTTGTGCTGCGGTGTCGTCTTCACATCGAGAGCGAAGCCCGCTGCGAGGGTTACATCGGTTCCGCCGTCCGCCAC